TCGGGCACATGGTCGTTTCTGAAATATGAATATGTGCCTCATGATGCCCAAGCCCGTTGTCTGACTATTCTGGGGCGCTGTTTCGTCTGGGTTAGACGATGAGTGTCTGGACGACGCTGGAGATGGCGAAGAAGCAAGTCGGCATTCCGTTAGCCGATTGCGATCGGGACGATTGGCTGCGGATGAAGCTGGCGGAAGCTGAAAAGATCGTGCTCGACTTCATCGTCAATAGCGGGCTGGATGTGCCGACCGTGCCGAATGGCAAAGTCTCCGGCGCGATCTATTTGCAGTTTGCAGAGCTCTGGCGCTTCCGTGGTGATGACATGGACAAGGATGCGCCGCAGTCGCGCATCCCTGGTGCGCTCTCGGTGCAAGTGGAGCGCTGCATCTTGGCCATGCGGCCACCGAGTCTGGGATGAGTGCCAAACAAGTGGCGGCGGGTCTGCGCAATCGGCTGGTGACGATTCAGCAGTTGACCGAATCGAAAGGGCCATCTGGGTTTCCAGTGGAGTCCTGGGTGGCGCTGACAACCGTCTATGCCAGTAAGAATGACGACACAGGACAGGAGCGGTTTACCACGAGTCAACTATCTTCGCCCTTTGATACGACATGGCAAGTGCCGTATCTGAGTGCGCTCGATCCGGAGTTGCTGAACGTGCCGAAGAAACGGAGGCTGGTCTATCAGGGGCGCGTGCATGACATTGTGTCGGCCTCACCGGTTGGTGATCTGCATCGTGGCATTGAACTGCGCACCTTGGCGGGCGGGCTGCTGACATGAATGTCTCGCTGACGTTCTCAGGCGGGCAGGAACTGGCTAAGACGCTGAACGCGTTGCCGGCTGCGCTGTCGATGAAGGTGCAGCGCGAGGCGCTGAGAGTCGCCGCAGAACCGATGCGCGCGGAAGCGGCGGCGCTGGCGCCACGCGGTCCAGATGCGCCGCACATTGCGGAGAATATCGTCATCGGCATCCCGTCGAAAGGTTTGGAAGACGTGAGCGATGAAGCGGCTGTCGTCGCGGTAGGACCGGACAAGAAATATTTCTATGGGTTCTTCTGGGAGTTTGGCTGGATTCGGCATGCGGCGCATCCGTTCATGCGGCCAGCCTTTGATACCAAGGCACCGGTTTCGCTCGCGTTGATTGGGCAAGCACTCTGGGCCGCGATTGCCAAGGCGGCGGCGCGGGGAGTCAGCCAGCAGGCACAGGTAACTGGCGCGAGCCGTGGGACAAGTAGCGGAGGTGGGCTGATATGAGTCCGGAAGCCGCCGTGCTCCAGCGCATGCAGGATGTGGTGCCGACATTAGCCGGGCGGATGTTCATGCTGCGGTTGCCGCAGCAGGTGTTCAATACGGAGACCGCCGACAATCGGAAGCCTGCCGCCGTAGTTCAGCTCATTGACGATCCGAAGGATTACCATCTGCGCGGCGGCAGCGGCTTTGGCCGTGCGCGTGTGCAGGTCGATGTCTATGCGGGCGAATCATCTGGCGCTGATCCCTATGCGGATGCCTCCACCCTGGCGGATGCGATTCATGGGGATGAAGCCGGATCAGGACTGAGTGGATTTCAAGGCGTTGTTGGTGGCAGTCCGAATGGCTTGCTGCTGACGGGTGTCTTTCGTGTGGATAAACAAGCGACCTATGAAGCGGAAGAATTGCGCGTGGTGCGCATTCGGCAAGACTACTTTGCCCATTACAAGAAACTCTAACAGGAGCGCATCATGGCAGACACAGCCGATTTGACAAACGATTTTTACCCCGCAGAAGGGAGCGCCCACGGCTACGGATCGCAGCTGCTCGTGGGCTTTGCTTCTGGAAGTCCAGGCAGTCCGGAAGTCTTTGAAGCGGTCGCAGAAGTGCGATCCATTGCCTTCGGCGACATGACGACAGCGACATTCGATCGTACGCATCTCCGCAGTCCCGACGCGCATCACGAGCTCGAGGCGGCGCTGCGCAGTTCTGGTCCGTTCAGTCTGGAATGCAACTGGCGTCCGCGGCATTCCTCGCAGAGCTACAACGGTGGCGGATCAGGTTCGTTTGTTGGCGGCGGCACGCTGCGCATATGGGTGGAGCGGCAGACGCGCAACTTCAAGATCGTGAAGACCGAAGGCGAGAACGCGCCGATCGAATTGGCGTTCACGGGCTTCGTCAGCAAGTTCCAGCCGGGGCCGATTGGGGCCAATGACGGCCCGAACCTGACGCTGGAAATTCAGCCGAAGAACGGCGCGTGGCATCGGACCCTGCCGTAAGAGGTGAGTGATGGCCAATCAGGAACGCGGCGAACTCGGCGTGACGGTCGGAATCAAGCGCTATACCCTTCGGCCTGATTTCAATGCGCTCTGTGAATTGGAAGATTTAGTTGGCAAGACGTTCACAGAGACGGCATTGGAGATGTCCAATGGTAGGCCCAATTCAGGCTTGCGTTCGGTGATCTGGTGCCTCTTGCAGGATCAGCATGCCGACGAAATCAAGACGCTGAAGGATGCCGGGGACTGGATCGTGGACGCTGGCGGGGCTGAAAAGGTCATGGCGCTGGTGGATGAATTGTTCACGCTCGTGGCCGGAGGGGAAGAACAGAAGCCAGCGGCGGCAAACCCTCAGTAGGCTCGGGCTGGAACTGGTGCGCGTTACTCGAGGACGCGAACCGCATCGGCCTGAGCCATGAGCAGTTCTGGCGGATGACGCCATTGGAGTATCGGCGCGCCATTAAAGGCGCTGAACTCCGCTGGCAGGATGAACGCGAGCGGGATCTGATTCAGGCGTGGCGCGGGTTGCAGCTGTACGTGGAAGTGACCAATACCAAGAAATTGCCGTCTCTGGAAACGGTGCTCAAACGCTCACGGCAGCGGCCAACGAGTCTGGAACTGTCTGATCTAATGATGCTGAGCGAACACATTGGCATGCCGTTGCGTCCGGCTTCTCCTGAAGCCTTGAATGCCTTGCGCCGGATGCGAGAGTCCTGATGGCGTCTGGCTCCGGCGTGGTCGGCGTTCTCCGCGCGCTTCTGACGGCTGACACGGCGCAATTCGATACGTCGATGCGCAAGGCGGTCACGACGACGCAGGCGACGACGAATGCGCTGAAGGGCCTCGGGACCGAAACTGCCAAACTGACGCCGCAAGCCGAGCGCATGGTCAAGGCGTTCGGCGGCGATCGGCTCATTGCGACCGCGAACAATCTGACCGCGGCTGTCGCCAGGATTGGCGGCGTCTCCAAACTCACCGAAGCCGAACAGAAGCGGCTGAATGGCACTATCTCGCAAGCCATCGAGAAATATCGCGCGCTGGGCATCGAAGCGCCGCGAGCGATGGTGCAGCTGGAACATGCCACGCGTTCGGCTGGCAGCAGCACCGATTGGATGCAGGCCAAGATGGTGGCGCTCGGTGCTGCGGCTGGTGCCTTTGCGTCCAATCTAGCCATTCAAGGCATTCGCACGCTGGTCGATTACGGCAAGAGTGCCTTCAATGCTGCCAATAACCTGATCGACCTGTCTGCGAAAACAGGCCAGAGCACGGATGCCCTGCAGCGCATGCAGTTTGTGGGCAACAAGATCGGTGTGTCGCTGGACACGATGTCCGAATCAGCCTTTAGGCTGAGCGCGAACATCGCTGGGGGTGAGAAGTCTGTAGCGACCGCGGTCGCTAAATTAGGTCTCAATCTGGATTCGCTGCAGCAGATGAAGCCCGAACAGCAGTTCGATGCTGTCGTGGCTGCGCTGCATAAGGTCGATGACCAGGGCGCACGGAACCGACTCGGGATTCAATTATTCGGGCGCAGCTTCGGTGAGATTGCGGCGGCGGTTGCGCAAGATTACAAGTCGATGGCCGATTCGGCCACCGTGTCTTCACGCGCACAACTGGAAGCCCTGAGCCGACAGCAGGAACGCTGGAACGAATTCAAGAGCAATCTGCACACGTCGGTTATCAGCACCATTGGCGATTTGGTGTTGATGGGCGAAGCATGGGAACTTGCCAAGGCGCCACGGTTCCAAAGCTGGTCTGAAACCATCGAAGCCTTCAGGCGGATTCGCGGTGAACTCGAGCGCGGCAACATCGAACTGCCTGCGCATACAAAAAATCTAGACCTGAACGCTGATGCCATGGATCGGGCATCCAAGGCGGCAGACAAGTTAGCGGCGCGTTATGCCCTGATTGCCGACATGAGCGCGAAGGCGTTCGGGCTGGATAAGGTCACTGCGGCCAGAGACATGGTGGAAGCCATCGGCGGCATGTCTGGCCTCGCGCTGATGGATGCCGAGTCGCTGAAGACGCTGAACAAGACGATGGATGAGGCCATTGCGGCCGCAGAGCGTAATGGCCAACTGGTGCCGCTCGACTGGTTCCGCATTCTGGAAGCGACGCGCGATAATGTCGGCAGCCTCCAGGAA